GGTTGAAAATTCATTATATACGGTTCCCTGATTTGATACCAATCTCCTCCATTATTACGGGTCCGCCAAAAAGTAAGTTCAACCCTAACAGGATGCAATTTATTAGAAGCATCTACAGTCGGCGTAGCAGAACCAGAATAATAATATAAATCACCAATAACAACACCATCCCCAAAATTATTGGCAGCTGTAGCAGTTACACGATATATCATGCCCTTAACCAAGTCTGCTGAAGCTGTTATTTCAGGAAAAGAATATTCATAATCACCATACTGATCAACTAAACGACGAATCACAACATCCATAGTTTCACCTTCATACGCAACTAACGTAGGTCTCAAGGCGTGTGTAGAATATAATGTAGAATATGGATCTCGCTTTTCCCGTCCCAAATTCATAACACTCACCTCTATCCATGCATCAGCGACAGTATCATAGGTAAGAACAAAAACATCTATTACAATATTTGATTTATAACCCTTAGTAAACTCACCATAGTTAGGACTTTCTGCATCATCATAACGATAATTACGATTAACAAGAGCATATGGTATCCCCTCCTTATTAATCCATGAATCAAAAATAGTATACGATTCTCTAGCATCAGTTGAAATATCACGAAGAATACAATTTGCCTTTAATTCTGCTGAAGTAATACTCCCAGAATTTACAACATTTTTACTAAAACCTCCAGTGCCATTATAATAACGAGCAAAATTATTCCATGTTATTCCATCATCCGACTGCAAATAACCTATATACTTATTACACGATGCAGCTAAAGTTCCATCTGGAGAATTACCTAAATACCCCTCGTTTAATTGAAAAAACATATTATAACCATATGTACCTTCTGGTCCTTTTGTACTATGACAATAAAAATACCAATCTAAACCTGCACCAGCAATATCTTCACATTCGGCAATTTGGGTAACATCATCCACATTCCCCGACAAATCCTTCCACGTAGAACCATTATCTTGGGATCTGGCTACCACCAAATGATGATGTCCGCCACTATTGGTCCTAAAATAACACAATATTTCATTTTCTGCCACACCTTGCTGAAGTCTCGGATATGAATATTTTCCATAAGAACCAGTTTCAAATCTGGTAACCTTAGTGAAATAATGACTTCCCGGAGAAGTTGGGTCTTCTATGGTTTCTGCTGCATTCGATTTCCAAAATTCAACATACGAATTATGAGTGCCTCCAGGCTCAAGTGATTCCTTAACGATAATTATATCCCCATCCCTACTAACTATTATTGCTGGAACATCATGAATATCCGTAGTATTTGGATAAATTTGTGTAATAGATATCGGAGGAGAATAAGTGCCATTATCTATGTCATACCACATTACATACGTACCGCTAGTATGCCCAACCCTGTCTGATCCTGCACAATCTTTACGATAATCATAAAGAACAAAATAAATACGATTATAAGTTCCTTCATAATGATATGCTACAGGAGTACATGCTGTTTGTGCCATTAAAGATGAAGTCCATGCACCAATTTCATCAGGTTCAATAATTTTAGGATTAAAATAAGTAGCATAATTATCATCAAATGCTGTAATATTACTTCTACCAGAAATAAAACTATTTCCTATTAAATTAAAAGTATTATCATCTAAAGTCAAATTAGCATTTCCTTCAATTGTATTATCACCTGTCCACACACCTATTTGATTATCTACTGGTGTGCCTACTTTATATACATTTCCACCACTTATTTGATTTATAGTAGTATATCTATACTTATCAGAACTTACATCTTTAAAAATAATTTCATCATTAGTATTTGGTATTAATTCAACTTTAGGAAACACAGCAGCCCAGAGCATATTTATTACACTCCTTAACGAAGTTAAAGATCTTCTATTTGATTTTGGTAAACTCCTTGACATAATTCTAATAATCTATAAGATCTATAAAAATTGTTGAATTCATAAGTTTGTTACAATGATCAATTACTTGTTGTATTTCATCAGTATCAAAAAAATTATCATCTGTAGTAGTTGTATCCCTAAACCAATAATCAACAATTTCAATCATTATTGCTACTAAAGTAACTTTTGTTTTCCTAACACTCAATAAAACAGGATCACTCATCCATATTTGAGTAGAAATAGAATCTATAAATGCTACTTGAGCATCTTTTAAGTCCTCTAAAAAAGCTGTTTCAGTTGCAGTCATAATTATACTCCCATTTTTACTGTATTGTCATCATTAGTATCAAAATATAATTCTCCAGCCGCAGCTCCTGCACCAGCTTGATCTACACCACTTTTCATAGTAGACATTTGTAAAGTATCCCCTGTTATTTTTATTCCGTCATCTAACGTTTCTAATGTTTTTACATTATTATGATATAAATCTACTGAACCATTGTAATGAAATATAGCATTAGTTTCTGGTGTTTCTCCAGTTTTTATTTGAATATCAAAATCATTAGTATGACTAATAGTTCCATGAGTAGCAAAACTTTCAAAACTTAATGCATTACCTCCTATTACAACATTATTTACTAATAAATAAGACCCATCATAAACAAAGGAAGCAGAATTTTCTAATGTTCCAGACGCATTAGTAAATATCACTCCATCATCATTAGTGAGACTTGACGATGTTAGTCCATCTACAACAGCAATACCTGTAACATCTATACCAGTTGCAGTCGTTTCAAATACTTTACTATTATTATAATAAAGATCGACAGATGTTCCATCATTAAATTTAGCACCTATTCCTCCCCCAGGATTATTAAAATTTGTAAATCCTGCTGTTTCAGCATACCATATTTGAAAATATGTAGATCCAGACCATAAAAGAAGTTCTGCTCCTGAACCAGTTGCTGAATTAACATTTAAACCGGCTGCTCCAGTACCATCACCAACTGTAATATCACCATTAGGAACATCAGAAAAAATATTACCAACCACAGTAAAAAGACCACTGCTCGAATTAAAAGTTAAATTTGTACCACTCTTAGGTTGTAAAGTACCAGTAGCTGCTGTAGCAAATAAAGGAAAACATGTAGTATCAGTACTTTCATCTGCAATTGTAATAGTTGTATGAGTATGACCTGGATCTGCACCAGTTGTAACATTTGCCCCAATTACAGTAGTTGCATCTACAGTACCAGTAACGGTTAAAGAACTACCATCAAATATTAAATTATCATTTCCTTGAATACTATCAACTGTTTTAAAATAACCAACTTGATTTTGTGATGGTATATTAAAGATACCAACCCTTGCTCCACTAAATATTTCAGAACCAGTAACAAAACCAGTATTATTGTTCACATATGAACTAAATGTTGTTGTTCCCATTACTAATCATTTATTGTTAATCGTTCTAATGTATCCAATATATTCAATATTTCAGTTTCATTACTATCACAAACATTAGCTATCATTCCCCTAAACATACCATACTTTAATAAAGCCACCAATATATCCTTATATTCAGGATTATATATCGGTTCGTCCTCATTAGTACAATCATAAATAGATTGTATCTGTCTTAATACATCATATACTTTAACTCTAACTTTACCATCAACTAATATCTTAGTCTCTAAAGCATTTTCAATAGTAGGATGATCACTATTATCTACGAGTGAATAAGTAATATCATATATACCATCTAATAATTCATCATCTGCTAAACCCATTGCTGTACCACCAGATACTAAATCAGCAGGATCTAAAACCCATACTAACTCTGTTTCATCAGCAAATGGACCAGTTGAATCAAAATCATATAAATTAATCTGATCATATATTACAGGTGTACCATTTGATGAAGTTACTGTTACATCTAATAATAAATGCCATTTAGCAGCAGTAGCAACATCACTATCTTCAACTATATCAGTAACAACAACTGTAGCAGGTGGGTTTTGTTCTACAGCAACTACCCCCCAACCAGTTGCAGTACCAGTAGCAGTAGTACCAGTTGAATCAGTTAATTGTAATCCTGTATTATCATTCTCCTGCAAAATAGCAAGACTTAATTCAAGAGCCATATTTTTATCTTTTTATCTAATTTCTTTTCGTCATTTCAACGATGATGTCATTCACTGCATTCCAATCTTCCCTAAATGCTTTTTCCCTTATTTCCTGAGATTTAAGTGTTAATTCATTATTAATATGATAAGAAACCTTCATATCAAAATCACAAGTCAAATTATAATGGGATAATTTATTATTATCTCGCCATTCCTTATTCAAATATAAAAACGAAAAATCACCTATATACCTCTCATGCGTAGGATCACCAAATGCCCGAATAGACATATAATGAGGACAAGTTATGATTGCCTTTCCACCAAGTTCCATAATTCTATAAAGTTCATTCATAAAATTAATAAACCCATCTTTTGATTCAATTACTTTTGATTTAAATTCTTCAAAAGATTCAGATTGTTGAAGTATGCCTTTAACATCTAAATGAGGAATATGTTCTACATAATGAGAACAATTAATTTCTTTTACACTATTATCTTTTATAGGCCAAGGATAAACCGTTAAATCATGTACTAAATCCACACCTTCTATATCAGCAATATCTATTCCAAAAAACTCAGTTTTTTTCGAATTACCACAAGCCAAATCTATTTTTTGTTTATTTACCATATTAATAAACTTTATCGTTTTTTACGTCCAAATGACCAACTAAAATTTTTGTGTCACATGCGCAAGTAAATCCATATTCAGCAGCTCTTTTATAAAAATATATATCTTGAGTCATTAATTTATCTAAGCCATGTTCGTTTTTACCTTGCTCCGTTTTAAACCAAGGTTTAGGAATTTCTTTAAACATATCTAATTTAAATAAATTAAACCCCATTCCTAAAGCATTTGCTTGCTGAACTTCACCTAATTTAGGTTTCTGTGGTTTAGCATCATTTGGTCCTTTTTTCGGATCACCAAATATCATCGGAAATCCATTCTCACCCTTACCCCAATATAATCCACCAACAACATCATATTCTCCTATACTTTTATATAAATTAATTAATCCATCAGATGGAGGTAAATTGTCTTCTTCTATAGTAAGAATATATTTAAATTTATTCAAATATTCATTACCTAATATATATTCTATCAAACTGTTATAAGCATGATCAACTTTCATTGCTTCTGCAAATATAGGACCAGCTACAGTTTGATTCATAGGTTTTTGTAATCTCATCCACGACTGTACAACCCTAGTCGGGAAAGTTCCCCTGGTTGGGCATATAATAATAGTCGACAAATCTTCATACATTTTAGACTTATCGACTCTCTCAATTGCTTTTTCTAAATCAGCATTGTTTTTACCAACCGTATTTTCTCCAAGTATTCTTGGTTCCATTATATTTTAAAAGTAAGGAGTGAAGTATTACCCCACTCCTATTTTTTAATTTATCTACGAAGAATCTCTATCTCCACAATACAAATATTCTACATAAATATCAGCATCCGCAACAAGTGCACTAGCAGCTGTACCAGTAGAACCAAAATCTATATCAATTAATCCACCGGTCCCTATATAAATACCATCGGCATTTACAAGAACTTGTGGATGTATCACAGTTTGTATGAGTTCTACAGACATTGTATTATCATTACTACATAGCGCCTGAGCACCAACATATGGTGTAACAGTTAAATCACTAGCTCCACCTAAAGTTACAGCACCGCCAGCGAAAAGTTTTACTCCAGTTACAATAGCACCAGCAGGTACATATGCATCTGTTTGAACAGAAGTTGTAGCTGAACAATTAGCAGGAACAGTAAAGTTAGCAAATGCGACTCGTTGTGTGTTTAATTCATTTCTTGCCATAATATTATTTTTTAAAGTTAAACAGTAACGGTATCAAATGCACCAGGACATGATGCAAACCATGGATTAAGTACAGCAAGTACATCTACAGTTTGATTACCAGCAATATTAGCAGGTATCACAACAACAGTACTTAAAGGAGCTTGCTTAGCCCAATCATCTGAAGATCTATAAGACTTATCAGATTCAATAACTAAAGTTCCGTAAGTTTCATTTTTAACAGTATAAGTATCAGGTTCACTAATTGGGAATGTAATCCTATTAGTAAATCCACGATAACCTTTAGCGGCTTTTTCAAGGTCACGTACTATTTCCCAAGTACCTTGTCCATGATCAGCAACAACACCAGTATTAGCAAGTGAAGTACAACCCCATTCTTGCCAATTACCATTAGCGTCTATATAATAGTAAAATGCTTCAAACCTTACTTGACTAAACTTATCAATATCAGTTAAAGAACTTGTACATTCAGGTATCGCTTTAGCAGTTAAAGTAATAGTATCAGCACCTGCTCCATAAGCAGCAGTAACCCTTAAACCAGTACCAGCAGCCGTAATAGCAGCAACAAAAGCAGCACCAAACGTATCTAAGACTGCACTTGTAGCTATATGACGAACTGTTTGAGTATATTGTCCAGGATGTTCATTTATATCTTTATATACTATACGAACTGCATATTCTGTCCCAACAACTGGAGTCATACCAGCAATGGTAAATATATTAGTCTCTTCAGATTTGGCATCATATGACAAACCTTTCCATGACCTTACTAATTTACCTTCAATTGGATCAGAACAAATAAATCTACGAACACTAGTTACAGCGTCCCCAGATGCATCAGAATAATCGTATGTGTCGCCAGTACCCTGTATGATATAGATAGTATCTGTATCACTAATAGTAGAACCAGCAGCTAATATTTGCATATCTTTATCCAGTACGACAATTTCTCCATCAGCAAGATTAGGCGTACCATCAGCCTTATACAATATAAGATCACTGGTCCGGCCAATATCCTTGCCGATTAATATTTTATCTACTCTTTTTAACATATATATTTTTATTAATTTATTTATTTTGGGTAATACATTATATATTACTCCATAGTACTTACTTCGACAGCATGAGTTTGATAGCGTGGCTGTTCAATATTTTCAAGAGCCATATTAACCGCTAACTTAACTATCTCATCGTGAGTATGTACTGGCAGATTTATTGTGACATGTACTGTATTAACTCCAGTTTCAGCATAAGTATCAATACCAGATATGCCTAAAAATGTTTCCCCATTATAATAAATAGTACCATTATAGGTAACATATATAGCACCACCTCCAGCATTACGAACTTCATATAACACACCAGATTCAATTGAACCTGTAGCAATGTCAGTCAATATATCAATAGTTTGGGGTTTCTTGAGATAACGAAGATAATAACGAACAACCCCGTAATTACCATCTCCTATTAATTCTACAGTATCTTGATAAAACAACCTCAAAGGATGTGCATCATCATAATGTAGTATATGACTACTATAAGGATTATCAAGAACTTCAGTATAAACATCAATTGTAGATTCAGTTACAGGTACACGTCTTTGAGATTGTAATATACAACCACCATTACCAGTATAAGTAGTAGCAGAAGCTACAAAATAATCTCCAACTGCATATGTAGTACCATCATTAGTAACCGTATCTGTAATAACCTTATAAATTTGACCAACTACTAAACTACCAGAAACAACAGATGTTCCAGCATCAAGTATAGATTGATAACCAATTAATCCTTCTTCACCTAAAGTAAACCAATAAGTAAAACTTAAAGACGTTAAATCAGCAATATAAGAATTAGGTTTAATAGTACCAGTAATACAAGTAAGTATTTCCTCAACAACAAGTGTTCGAAGATCATCTATTCTCTTCTGTGTTTGTTCAAACGCTTCTTGTTTAGGATTAATACCACTATATCTAGTCTTAACAAACTTTATAACTGAATCATTTAACCAATCATCTATTTCCTCAGTTTCAAAAGAAGCAAGCATTAAAGCACTTGTCTTATCTAAACCTAACTTAAACCTCTGATGTAAATCGTCAAGTGTCATTATTATTTTTTAGATTTTCCTGAAACTTTTTTAGATTCAACTTTCTCATCTACTTTGTCATCTTCCACTTGATCGTCCTCAAAAAACTTTTCCTTAGTAGAAATTTCTGACATAATTGCCATTTTCAAATCTTGATTTTTAGGATCTAATAAATAGAATACCGTATCATCAAGACTATGACCTATAATATCACTACCATATCTATACACATTTTTAGTTTTCCTAAGTATATTTTTAGATACAGCCGTTTCAATTATAAACTCTACATCTCGGTTTTTATTATCAACCCAGAGTTCGAGAAACTTTTTGGGATTACCATCAACAAGATCGAATAATATATTCTCAGCTTGTTCATTTCCCATTGTAGAAGCATTTTGACCATATAATCTTAAGCAACGTTTAGTATCTTCAGATGACAATCTATCAAATTCACGTGATGCTCTCCGTTTAACTTTATTAAATATATTAGCTTTTTTAGCTTCTTCTTCCTTATTTATAAGCACATAATTAGCAGTTGATTTTCTTTCAAAAATTGAACTGGCAACTCGCTTATGATTTTTTAAAAATAAATACTTTAGTTCATCTGTAGAATCATCAGTATTTATATACAAATCTTTTGAACCTACCCTAATTCCGAAATTATGCCAATATTCAGAAGAAGGAGTTAAATCCAAACCTAATGTTTTACCCAATCGCTCAGCATCATTTACAGTTAAACCTGTATAAATTCTACCTGAACGAGTGAAATATGGTCCAAGGGTGTCGTAACAATTTCTGTAACGAACTAACCCTGACCATGCACTCTTGCCCAACGGGCGCAATATTACCCACATAGTGTATAATAGATTAATTTTTTACTCGTTTATTTTATTATCGCAATTTAATTTAACAAACTGCGTCACAGTAGAGCTCACCGCTTGTAGTAGGATCTTTAAGCATGATACCTTGTTCACTCAAAAAGTGTACTTGATAACCATCCCTAGAATTAGACCTTAAAGTACTAGCAGATTTAGCATGTCCAGCACCTGGAGCAATTGAGCCCCCAGTATACCACATTGCAAGTTCACGATCTTTCCTAACAACCTTAATAACATTAGATTCACCATCACGCATACCAAAGTCGATAAACGTCATTCTATAAGACTCTAATGGTTTCCCACTAAGAGGATGAAACGTCCTATTATATGTAGGATTGTCATAAATCGGAAAATGCTTAATTGTCAACTCTACGCCGTTAAGTCCCTTATAAGTTGTAAATTGTCCTGATAAAGCAAGATCTTGACCTGAACCACTAACAAAGTGAGTATCAATCAAACTATAAGCCGTAGCTTTAGCTCTAAGAACCCTATCGAGTTCCTTCATACCCATTTCACCAGTAAGTGCCAAAAACTTACGTTCACCAAAACCAAGTATATTATAAGATAAGTCGGACATAAATGTATCAAGAATATCCAGAGTCAAAATAGTATAAGGTTTACGGTTAGCAGGAGCAATTTGTTGTAACAAACCAGCTCCAATATATACCGGTCGACCATTAGAACCATACACATGTACAGAACCGTCAGCTCTAGCATTATATTCAGAATACATAGTCTGCCTGTCCATTCTTTCATACCATTGCCTTAAGGCAACCCATTCCTGATATACTGACCAATAATTGGTTTGTTTACCAGAAGAAGGATCTTTGAAAGAAATAACCATAACAGATGAATGTGCATCACCGGTAATATCATACTGCATTCTCATAGTTGTCAACTGATTCTTCAGTTTGAATGGAGTTTGATAATTAACGATATCAGCTTCATCACTGTACTCTTCATAAGCGGAACCGTTCCTACTTACTTGTTTTCCTTGTGCCATTTGTTGAGGATCAACATATGACGCTTCTTGACCGTCTGCCATTACAACAGTATAGACAAATTCATCACCATCTTGGTAAGGCTCACCTACAACACGTACCTGATAATCTTTATCATCAAAAGCAAGAATAGCACCAGGGCCAAACCACTTCTCTGCTAACCAGAGTTTAAATGGTGATAAGTTAATACCAGGAGTATCGTCAGATGCAGATGTAGTTGTTACAGCAGCACCTTTCCATTCAGCAGAACGAATAGTAATTGCTTTGTCATGTTCAATCATGACATCCCAAGTGTATTCTCTGTTCTCAACAGTCTGAGTACGCCCACTACCATTAGTAAGAGTATCTATAATATTTCCTTGATCAAACCTACCAAATATGTAAGAAATCACAGGAGATATCCTATGAGGCTCTACTGCTAAAGCATTAGACAGCATATTTTCATCTACAAGTCCGGAAAAATACTTAGTACGATAAAGTTGCAATGTGTTTAAAACATTGTTTTCCATAATTTAAAATGTAATTTATATTTACAATAACTGATTGCTTAGAAATCCTAAACCACCTGAAACCGTAGTGTCTTGGTCTTCGACCTTTCCTTTGGTTCTTTTGCTCTTTGACGTTTTGAGTTTCCGTTTTAGATCTTTAGCGGCATTCGTCTGTTCCCGTTTCCTTATTTTTTCAGTTATAGTATCTCCCATTAAAGTAAAATAGGCCGACTCAACTAGATTTTTCGCAAAATTCTCAGAATAAATTTTCTGATATTGCGTTTGTCCACTTTGGTCCGCCTTAAATATATCACCTAACAACTTCTTTTTTTCTACTTCAGATATGGAAATTCCACGAATGTCTTTCAGCGTTTTTACATATGATTGTACGTCGCCAAAGAACTTTTGTTGCTGTTTTTCAGACTCTATAGCAAATTTTTGTTGATCCTTTAATAGCTTTTCCGCAGATTTCTCACGGAACTTTTCTACGTTATCTTTGGAATCTTCTGCTTCTTCTTCTAATGTACCAGCATTTTCGTATCTTTCAATCTTTCTAATAATTTGTTTTTCAGAATACCCTTGATTTCTATTATCTTCACGAACAATTGCACGTTTGTTTTCATCTACTTCAAGATCAAAATCTTCCAGATCTAAAGTACCATGTACAACTCCTTCATAGAATTTCCTTAAAGTTCCACCATCTCTCACAAATTCATTAAACTTCGCAACTTCATCATTTGCAAAATTAGGTTTAGATGATTCTTCAACTAATTCCTGCATATAATCTATTACATCTGAAACTGAATCAAATTTCTCATTATCACCTAAAGACCAACCAAGTTCATCAGCTAACTTACCAACAAAAAACTTTGAAATATCAGCCTCATACTCACTTAAATCTTCATCCTCATTTTTATCGTCCTGATCTTTATCATCCTGATCTTCATCTTTTTTATCTTTATCTTCCTTATCCTTATCTTCCTCTATATCCTTATCATCCTTACCATCTTTATCTTCAAGTTCCGATGAATCGTCTTCGGGATCATCGACTATAGTTTTATCATCCTTAGAATCTAAAAGTTCTTCAAGTTCCTTAGGATCTATAACCGGTATATTATCTCCTGTTCCTTTAGGTAAAGTTGAATCCTCAGTATGACTTAACACACCGGAAAGATCACCCAACGTAAAACCGTCAAAAACATCATCGTTTTTCTTAGCCATAATTATTTATTTGTTGTAGGTCGCTTATTAGCAGCCTTGCGTTTTATTTCCTCATTGATTTTATTACTACGTATACTCTCTTGTAATTGTCTATTTTTTAAAGATTCATCAGCAGATTGTTTTTTCTTCTCTAAATCTAACTTTTCTCTATCCATTGTATCATCTTCAATCTCACCATCACCTTCTTTAGATTCTGCATTAATCAAAGCTACCTCTATAGCAGTACTAGAATCACGTATTGAATCTTCTTCCTGTATACGTAACTTTTCTTGTTCAATTTCAGCTTGCATCTGCATTTGTTGTTGTGCAGTCTCTTGTTGAATCCTAGCCATTTCTTCCTCACGTTGCAATCTCTTAGTCTCTATTTCATCTAACTTAACTTTAATATCTGAAATACTCTCAGTAGTTAACAAATTAGCAGCATCAAGTAAAGATGCTCCATTCTGCATAGCGGGTTGAATGAGGGACCTAAGTTCTTCAAGATTCCGATGTTCTTTACTACTATCCGTTGCAAATATATCAAAATCTGAATATAAGAAATCATCGGTTACTTCAAAGAAATTCCTAGATAAATCATCAGTAAAATAATGAATATACTTTTTATCATACTGTTCTATAGCAAATTTAGCAACATTTAAAAATATAGTAATAGCATTCTTCTTAGCTAAACCATGAGTCCAAAATAAGGGTTCAGTTATATGACTTGACTGAATAACCGAACGTTGAACATTACCAACTAATTCACGTTGTTCAATTGATCCTTGACGTTGTTTAGTAACACCACTGATCTCACCAACCATATCCTCAATCTTACTCATTAACTCTATATACCCAGCTATAACATTAGACATAGATAAATCTAAAGCTGACATTTGATTAAATTGTGCCGGTTTTCCACCTTCTCTACCAGGAACATCCCAACCTTCTTCATAAGGATTAATAAAGTTTACACCCAAAGAACTAAGTATATGCATCCATCTATCAATATCTATACCCATAGATTTTGGAATTTGAGTAACATCCATATTGATAACCTTACCTTTATCCCTAGCTAAAGCTAATTCTAACCTATACCATATTACTATATACATATATTGTAAAGGTTTCATCACACCAACAAGAGATTTACCACGTGAATTAGTATCACTGTACATAACTCCACTATATGGTAATTTCTTAGAATTAGGATTATCAATAGATGTATACTGATATTCAACAGGTTGGATACCCACATAAATACCATCTCCACCAGAAGACATACTAGAACCACCTATACGATAACCTTCCCAGGTTTCAACAATCCAGTCCCATTCTATTTCTTCACCTTCAGATTTTTTATAACCTTCCTCAACCATAGTAGTTGATTCTTCCCCACTTTGTTGATCATAAAACGTAACGAATCCTACCTTCTTATATGAACGCCAAACGGCATGCCAAACAGCAAGTGCATTATGACCATATTCTTCACCATGTAAAAACTTATTAGACACGTTTTCCTTATACATAATACTCTTAGTATTAACCTTAGAGCCCATATTCTTATTCGATCTACCACGATCCTCTATTAAAGATAATACATCATCTAATTGTTGTTCAGTCATAATATCATAAAACCTATCATATATAGCAGAAGGAGCCATTTTTGTAGAATACAAAAACCAATCCCCATCCTCAACAAATTCAGTATCTGCATTTTTATCAAAGTCACAATTCTTAGGATTAATCCTTTCTAGAACAGGTTCTCCATTAACAATACCACTATAATAGATTTCTTCACCAGCTATTAAACCATCCTTAAATCCCTTAACAAATTCATTCGGCATGTTAAGTTTTTCCCTATAATATCTAAGAATATCAAGTGCTGATCTTTCCCCAATAGTTTTAAAGTCTTCTTTAAAATACTTATCAATTTGCTCAGGATTAAGTTCCTCCTCTGCTGGTTGTCCAGTTAACTCTGAATTTAACTGAGACATTACATATTCTTTAAGTAAGTTACTTTTCTTACTCATAACGTCTGATACAATATCGTCGTTAGTTTGAATAATAGCAATATTGAATGGACGTTTACTTTCTTCACCAAGTAACAAATCAATCTTAGGTCTAACAATGTTCATATCCTGCGGCGTTGCAGGAAAACCATCATCAACCTTAAATGGATTAGTTACGTGTTGTAAATCATCTTCATTAAAATTACCATTATATAGTTCATAATTAATAAGCATACGTTCTTTACGTGTACGCCCACTAACTACTGAACTAGTTCCTTCACGAGCAATTATACCATCCACACACGATTCTTTCCATTCCTGATTCTTTTTAGATTTAGGAAGTTTCTGAGCGGGAAAAACCGGTGAACTATTGCTTTTTGCCATTTTATTTATGCGTATTTAGTTATGTGTTTAAATATT